CTCAAGAAGAACTTCGGAGGGGGCCCTTGGCCCGCTCACGAGGAAGCCCCATTGGGCTTCTTCTTCGGCTTGCGCTTCCCATCGCGTGGTGGTTTCAGCGCTGCCGGCTCCGTCGGTTTCGGAGCGGCCGCCCGTGGCGCCTTGTCGTCCTCTTTCTTCCCCTGCCATGGCTGGCGTGTGCCAGGGAGGGGGGGCAGACCTGCCTTCTTGCGTGCACGGTTCTCCTCTCTCACGAGCCAAAGCTCGTGAGACCGCTTGCGCTGGTCAGATTCAGGTTGTGGGCCTGCCTCGGCTGGGGGCGCGCGACTAGCAGTCGCGGTCCGACGATCGTCCTGGGGCCCTTTCCCCGGCAAAGATTGCTCGGGTACTGTGGCCTTAGGATTCGGGATCGTGCCATCGAGAATGACACCTGGCTTGGGCAATGGGACGGGCGGGTCCAAGCACAGGGGGGGTTGCAGAAAATAGGAAGTCCACAGCTGCGCCCTACCGGCGCGGATCCATGCGTAGAATTCCTCAAACCTGAACCCAGGGAGAGCATTGTCAGCGTAAAACTCCATCCAGTCGTCGTAATCCTCATTGGGGTACTGGATATCCGGATCGGAGTCCAGCGTACCCCAGCGGGCGAGCTGGGCGAGGGGATCGATTGGGATCCCGAAACGCGAGTCGATGACCGCGCTGACAAACTGACCGATCACAGGTGTGTTCGAGTCGGTCAGGGCAAAGGATCTAGCCTTCTCCAACAGTTTCTCCAGTGGCGTGACATCCATGTGGCCTGTGACATGGAACTTCCCAAGTTGACGTGGCAAATCGCAGCAAGAGTCGGGGGCGCCGGACCAGATGAGCGGTCCGTACACGCGCGCCAAGAACTTGACACCGAACTTGCCACGCTCAACAAGCTCACATGTAGTGACTTGTCCAATGGCAAGGGCGGCCTTCTTCATGGCGTCCGGGCTGACATCAGCGATGAGACCATCGTCTCCACCGTTGATGCCGAGGCGTGCATACGCCTCTGCTGCGTTGTAGAAGGGACTCAAGATCTGTCCCCCCGCGCGTGTGGAGCGCAAGGCGACAAACCCGTGGAAGGCCCCGGCAGTTGAGTTCATGCACGAGGTTTCCGACGATCCGCTCCCGCGCGCGGTGCCCATGTTGTACGACGATCCATGTTGGCCATAGGCGACTAGGCCGTACTGTGCTCGATGAAGCTCAGTAATCTGATCGTGGTACGCAGGGGCAAACGCGCGTTGGAGTATCATGAGTTCCAACTCCCTCAAAAGAGGTGACACGTGACCATCGAAGCGTGAGAAGTCAGAATTGACGACTCCCCACTTTGCGTTCTGGCAGATCTCCATCACACGCTCCGCAGTCGCACGTGGGGTGCGAGAAAACGCGTACCACGGGGTGTGGTGTAACACGTCATCTGCGTAGGTGTAACAGTACCTCGAGTACTGCAGCTTGTCATTACCATTGTAGGTGGTGATGATGCGCGGGTCCTTACAATCAGGGTAGGTTTCGGCCTTCAAGAAGGTTTTGGCCACGCGCGGCTGTTCGTACAAGTCGACTGCTTGGTTCAAGATCGCTTGCTGGGATGGTTTGGGCTGCCTGGCAAACACCTCGTCTATTGAGACAGGGTGCAGCTGGTGAGGTACTGGTATAAGCTGCTCCACAAACTCTCGCATGAACACGAGCATCACCGGGGTGGCGGTGACGTCCGACGCAACCTTGATCACACGCTCATCTATGGCCCGTTGCTCATTCCCCTCACTTCGATCGGGGGCATACGCCCCCATCATTATGGGGTTCATGAACGGGACCATGGAATCCTTGGCGTCGAAATCATAGTTGCCGGAATGACTCTGGAATTGGTACGAGTGCAATGCATCTTCGACGGGGAAGACGACATCCGCCACCGCTTTCGTGGTGGACTTATAATACTCGTATACGACCGCGGGTGCCACGCGGTCGTCGCTCATATGTTGCTGCACATGTGCCTGTGTCAGTCCCAACTTGGCAGTGCGGGACTGTGAAGCTATCGCATTGTCGACTTCCACTGTTGTGACACCATAATTGAATTCGTTCACTCTTCCGGTTGATACGGTCATGCCGCCTTCGCGCGAGAAAGACATCAGCCTGAGGAATTGTCCCTTGACGATGTCGAAGCGCTTCAGCAGCCTGCCG